ACCCATACTATTCTCGTAATAGGTTTTATTACCCTTTGAATCGTACTCACGCTTACACCAATAGCCATAGCTGTTCTCGGAATAGGTTCTATTACCCTTTGAATCGTATTCATACTTACACCAATAGCCATCGCTGTCCCCGTAGTAGGTCATATTACCCTTTGAATCGTATTCACGCTTCCACCAATAGCCATCGCTATTCTCGGAATAGGCTTCATTGCCCTTTGAATCGCATTCATACTTAGACCAATAGCCATCGCTATACTCGGAATAGGTTTTATTACCATTGGCGTTCTTAATTATAATAGGGAAGGTAAAATCAATTCCTAATTCTTTATATGTGTCGCTTACTTTTTTCATACTCTTATTATATTTTGTTCAACTAATTCGATCGAGTACCTCTTCAACTAGTTCCAATGCTCGGAAGCTAAACCCTCCAACGTTCCATCGAAACTTCTCTCCAGAACGGCATGCAGTCCCACCATCATACATCTTCCAATCGTAGATAGTTGCAACAACGGCCATGTCACTGGCAAGTTCAAACCTTAACATCCACTCAGTACTTACCTTACCATCGCTAGAAGTATCACTATAAGTAGGTTCCCCAAACGCTTCGATAAGTTCCTCATACGTTGCTTCAATAGTTCCTCTTAAAGAGGTACCAAAACTTCTAACTGTTTCGCTATTTTCGATGTGCTTTATGCTGCTCATACCAATATTATATCAAAGTTCCTCTAGTTTGCGCTTTTTACTCGGCCTCAATTTCCTTCAGTTCGTTGTTGCCGAATGTGTAAAGGTAATTCTGAATCTTCTTCATTGCACGAGCCGAGCAAGTGTCGACATGGAAGAAGTGACCAAAGTAGCGACGAAGCACCTTTGCGCTATAGGTGGGCCGACTTCCGAGAAACGGGTGCTCACTGAGCAGGGTCCGTGTTGAAAGGGGGTCACCAACGATTGAGTATTCTTTTCCGATTTGCATGATACTATTCTACCATAAGAAACCTGGAATGTACATAGGTAGTGTGTTTTTTACACACTTTTTACATTCATCATAAGTGGTTGATACTCAACTACTTAGAAAAGAACCTCTTAAGACCAAACCAAATTTTGACAAAAATTGGTGGTATCCGCAGAATTTTTACATTCTTGCCAATCACTTCTGGGACCTCTGAGTGGAGACAGAGAACTCGGATTGGACGACCATTTTCGTGTGAGATATGCTCAATGCGGATATTTCTTACTGGAGGATGGTTTTTATCCACGTCATAAATGGTCCAATCACCTAACGAAATGTCCCAAGGATATTTCGTTTCGCCGATGAGGTTGATGTTTTTGATTATGATTCCATCGACACCGCCTTTGACAGTGATAAAAGTTCGAGTTTGATTTCCTCGTAAAGAGGATAGCACTAAATCGTTCAGTAGAATATTTTCTCCTCTTACAATGTCAATGCTATCTTCAATCCCTCCGCCAACATATGACGTCGTAATCGTAACGTTTTTACGATTTGACATCTTAAGAATTTCGCTATATTTTTCACTTGAGTACAACTTAAGGTTACGATAAACCTCATTACTTCTCTCAATGACAAATGAAGGCGTGTCAGCCATTATTTAATGTACTTAAGATAGTCCTCACCTGCAACTTCAGCGACTTGCATAAGAAATTGGTTCAATACATGATACTTCATCTTTTTAATATCCTCAAGGGCTTCCCTCGAAAAACTGTTTTCGATTCCTCGTGCTACTTCTTGCTTGGACCAACCGGTAATGCTATCTTTTACAGTGGCATCATTCACCTTTTCTGTAATAAAACTACGTATGTCTTGTTCTAAGCTCATAGTATTCTTATTTATACTAAATGATTTTTTCCCATGCCCAATTTCTATATATGAATCCAATAAACCATTCTTCTTCACTTTCATTGCCTTCGTAATATTTTTCGATAATTTCACGCTTCGTCATTTCGATGATTTTGTTATCGTCATGGAATACCCATATTCGATCCATGTCATTCATTGGTGTGTAATACATAAGCCCTTTCTAAGGAATCGTAAGAGATGTCCTCAATTATTAAGTTAGGAAGTTTCGTGTGATATTCGTTCATTTTAGTTTTGTCAAAAATAGCTGGTCCACCTGGAGGATCAATCATTGAGTAAGCAGTCGTTGTCTTAAGCATGCATCGAGTGTGTTCGCGAAGGTCTTGGTCATACTTTAAGTACCACTTACCATTCTTTTCGTACACCTCAATGTCATATCCGTATCTGTTGTGTAGCTTAATCATTTTCTATATTCGCAATAGTTATAATCGAAAGTGTAAAGACCCAAAGAAAAAGAAGTTCATTTGATATATTGTTCTTTAGCATATTAGCAAAGAGTAAAAACGATATCATATAAAATGGAAGAACCCTCCACACAAACTCAACTATCTTTTTCTTTGTCATAAAATTTCTTAACTCCCTTTATATATTCATCGTGCTCCATGCCGGTGATAATCAGATTGTGCAAATCCATGTAATGGCAATCCATTCCAACCGTGTACGAATCTATGTCAAATCCAAAGATATCGTAAAGGACATGCCGATACGAACCTTCGTCAATCACATCACCTTGCCAAATGCGTTTACATACAGAATAAAATGCCATCAACTTTTGGTCATAGGACAGTTCATTCCAAAATTGGTCAGCATCGAAATCGTATTGCTTTTGTGCTTCTTCCATTGCTTCACGAATTTCGTCGAGTCCATCAAGTAGTGATTTTTTGTCTTTCATATTTATATTCAAAATGAATTGGCAAAATTTCTAATCCATCTTATAGCTTCATCAATAGATGTAAAAAAATGACCAGTGTGGCCATTTGGAACGCATTGCCAATAATAATATTCTTCATCATGAAACAGGTCATAAGAGCCGTATGATAAAACTTTTCTCATTTTAATGCGTTCTCAATTTGCTTTATGTAAATCTCGGTCAGTTCCCATCGGGTAGGATAACCCGCAAAATCAACCTTTGCCCTAATCAAATCCTCTTGAGCAAATTCCAATCCTAACTCGCAAGCTTCTTTGAGTTTGGCGATTTTCTCGTTTTGGTCAAGCATTTTTTGCGCTTGGATTTTAATAACTTCGGCATTGGTCTGCGCTCCCTTTGACATTGCCTTATGTTCTTTACGCAACCTTTTAACCTCTTCTTCTAAAGTCAATGCGTATTCATGCCACTCGTCTAAAACTTTATATGTTGGCCAATGTTCGTCTGCCACTTTATCCATTAATGTTCTTGCAAATTCTTTTACTGTTTTAATCTTCATCTTCTAAATCCTCCAAGTATCCAAATGCAAATTTACTTACTTTGCGAAACGTCTCAAATTGTTCTTCCAACAAATTAAATGGTCTTGCTCCGACAGTTCTCATTTCCCATTCGTCACTCGTTTTATCTAAGAAAGCAATAACATAGCTCAATTCCTTCTTGGTGAAGAAACTAATAGCAATTGAATGACCTGGCTTTGTTAAGACATCACCTTCTTGCTTGTACCCATTCTTAATGTATGTTTCCAGTTCGCCGTAGTAATTGTTTGGATAAAATTGAATAATCTGATACTTCTGATTGTAGTCAGACCATTCAAATGCTACGTTGTCGATTCTCTTAATTATCTTCATTCTTCACTTCCTCCATTGTCCAACGGTCAAATAATTGTTGACAGTTGGTGCATTTGTAATAACTCACTCCATCGTACTTGCCTGGAACTTCGACTCCAACGACATTGATCGAAAAATGTTTTGGGTCTTTGGCACTATCACCATAGAGCTTTGCATCGTGATATGCCTTGATCGAATCTCCATGTTGATTGAGAAAAAACTCGTAAATGGATTCCTTCATTTCCCATGCGATATTACATTTTGGACATTGCTTAGTCATTCTTCACTTCCATTATTAAATGTTCAATCCAGTGTTTGCCGTCCCTTGGATAATTGAATTGTTCTCCAAGTTCACGAATAAAATTGAGTTCTTTTCCTCTTGCTTCATTTTCTCTTTCGAGTTTACGAATTTCATCAATGACCCAAGGTGCTGCTTCCGACCAAGGACGAATCCTATCACTTAAGAAATTCTTTTCCATTCGTATTCAGAATTTGTAGTTTTGAATCGACAATAGTCTTCGGTTTCTTCAATGATTTCAGTAACAGGTGTAGTTACCCACCAATCTTGCCATTGATATGACCTTGCCATGAATGTACCAACTCTCATCGAAGCACCAATTTTTGGTCGAGCATTTTCACAAATCGTTGCTTTCTCATCATCATCCCATTCAATGGTTTGACTCATAGGACCAGAATCACCTGCTCCATCTCTAGTTCGTATTAGTGAATATCTCATAGTCGCTGTATTGCTTCAAAGATTGGGTCAATTGCGTCAGATGGAAGTCGAACGTATCCCCCTTCATTATCATAAATGACAATCATATCATCCTCTTTTGAGGCGAGAAATGACTGACCAGATGCTTGAGTTGTAATCTCAAAAGTAGTTGGTCGAATTGTTGCGTTTGGTTTTAGGTCCATAAGTATTCACGGTGTTGAAGGATTAACATTGCGTAGTGAGTTTCGCATTTATTGTAAAGACGATCAAAATAAATTGAGTGAGGATATTTGGTTTGCCAAGTCTTTTTCTCAAGACGATCCCGAACTCGTGTCGCATAACGATATGCTCGACGCAAATCATTTTCGATGTGAGTAATATCAAACGATGAACTGTCAGGATAAGTGCCCTTCCAAGTGCGAGAATCCAAACCTTCTTCTTCTTCAACAAAGTGTATCAAAGAAGTAAATACAATGTCAGGCAAAAGGTTGACCTTATCGCACCAAGTATTCGGGATTGTCTTTGTCAACCACCTTTGCTTAGGAAAAAAGAAACATTGAACATTGTACCACCAATCATTCAAACGATATTTCATTCGACGGAAAAAACTTCCGACATCTTCTCGAAAAAAGTACTGAATGGGATAGTGTTTTTTCCAGTAAGTTTCAAATGGACATTCTTCATCAAAAGTGATTGACCATTCGTAACCGTCTGGTTCCTTGTACCATCCCCACCGTGTTTGACGACGACTTTTTGGTGCTGCTAAGTAATCTTTTAGATTATACAGCTTCATAGTTCACCTTCCATCCATAGGACAACAAAAACCATCCAACTTCATTGAGTATTGTTTTTTCAGTGAACTTCTCTTTCTTGAGTAAGACCTTCATCCACTCTCCAAAGTCATCTTGGTCCTGCTTAGACCAGGTTTGAGTTGTGTACCAAGTGACACCGTTTTCTTTTTGATATTGCAGTGCATCGTCGAAGGTTTTCCAATCAAGGCCGACACGACAACCCATTTCGACGATGCATCGTTCAAAAAGCTTTTCTCTATGCTTTGCGATTTTCATAATAAAATTATATCATAGGATTATGTATGTGTATATTATTTTATGGGACCCATACGCGTTGAGTCACCGTTTTATAATAGCCTAGACGAACGAGAACCTTTTCTCCGCAATCAGTGTATCCATAAAGAGGCTCAACATACACTTGCCGAGTAACGTATGTGTAATATCCACCTTGATGATAAGGTCTTTGATTATGATATTGCTTATTCTCATTTCCCATTATAACTGCTCCAATCGCAGCTCCAATGTATTGGTTATGATCAGATGATCCAATTTGATTCCCAATAATTCCTCCAAGCAACGCACCCCATAAAGCATCATTGGCATTGACCAATGGAGTAAGAGTTGCTAACGATAATCCAACTAATGCTAATTTTTTCATCTTTATTCCTTTTTGTTACAATTTTCACAAAGAGTTTTAATCCACCCACCCTTTGTTGGCTTACCTACGTTACCACAAACCTCACAGGTTCTAAGACTCATACCTTCGGCAAAATCAATGTAAGCATCTGTAATGTCATTACCACCTCGATAATAAAACCTCAACCCTCCAAACTTTTCTTTGATCTGCAATGCTACGACTTCGGGACAGCCTTCTTTAACTTCACTATCAATCAAATAACAAAGAGTTTCAATGATATTGTACCAACCATCATCACATTCAATACCCCATGCCATACACGTTTCTTTTGGGTTTCCGTACATCTCCTCAAAGATGGTCGGAAAATTTTCCATGAGTTTTTTCTCAAGGTCTTTGTTCACTTAAGCAAATCCTCACTGCGACGAAAGTAGAGTTCAGACAAAATGCGACGAACACCAATTTCAGTAGTGTCATCTTCTTCGCAAAAATCTTCTACAAGATTTCCAATTTGACCAAGCATCATACTATGACGCTTAAGCTTTTCATACTCGGCTTTGTCGACATAAATCGACTCTTGCTTAATGGCATCATTCAAAATTTCTTCAACAACTGACATATTTTTCCTTTATTTTAATTTTTTCGTAAACTCACTTATCACTCGCCACCATTCATTGCTTGGTCGATTACCTCCCTGTTTGCATCAAGCCAATCCAGCCTCTCCGTATCCTTGCGAGCCTCCGCAAGCAATTCCTCTGTCACCTCAAGGTGTTTCCGTAGTGTGTCGGCCTCGATGCACTTCTCTTTCCAGTCGTTATTAAGGACGGCAAGCTGACGCTCAAGGTCGGCTATGCGACCATAGGCAGACGTGAGCTTGGCTTGTGTCCGTTTTAACTGGTCGAGAGCCTGCTCCCAGGCAGCCCTCTTACCATCATTCCACGCCATATCTTCTGGATCGCTTGATTGCATTACTTCCCCTCCTTCATTGAGCAGCTACCCACCCTTCGTATTCAGCAATTTCATTTTCGATTTGAGCACGAGCGGTTTTAGTAAAACGCGGTTTAATTCCATTTAGACCAAAAAGATAAGCTTCAAAAGCATTATCCTGCGTTAAGGTGGAAACTTCCTGAAAAGAGTAGCCCACACGATTTAAGAGTGCAAAGGCCCCGTTGGTAAAATCTATGGTGTAGTTGACTTTCATAATATTATTCTACCATGGGATTTTGTGGATGTACACCGTTATTTTGCGATATGTTCATAAATATCTTTCCAGGAATTGACTCGAATGATATCAGGTGAAACGATGTCATCAGTGTTGTATGGGTGATTGTAGAGAAAAGTGGTCAATCCAAGAGACAATCCATCCTCAGCATTTTTGACATTATCCTCAACCCAGATGTATTCGCTATTTCGATAAATCGACAAATACGCATTCTTTGAGTCACCATAACCAACAAATGATATGTCTGAAAAAACACCTTCACCAAAAAGACGATAAAGATTTTGCCTTCTCAATTGTTGAGCATAAGGATTTTGTCCAAGTGCAGTGATGCAATGAAATACACACCCATGTTCTTCATGAAGCTTTTTCACATACTTAACCGAATCGTTAAGAGGTGGTAACCAACCAATGTTAGCTGATGCGTTAAAGCATTGACAGAGATGATTTGCCTCATCAACGCTAATATCATACTTTTCTTCAAGTGAATATGAATCAGCTTTTGATTCGTAACCAAGTGAATTCATCCACCAATCAAATTCGCCAATCCATTTGACAAGGACACCATCGACGTCTGTAAGTATTTTCATAGGCTTGCGTAGTAATCAGTAATTTCCTTTATGAGTGGATCAATCCAATCCTTTGTTTTCTCAATGAAGATAAGTGGATTTGGATCATCATCAACAAGCATAATTGTCACAAGCTGATTCACTGGGATTTCAGTTTGTTCTTCGAACATGCACGCGTACGCGCACTCTTGCATGAAGTAACTATGAATTTCATCACGTTCCTTACGTCTTTTCGATGTCTTAAAGTCAATGATTGACAACACACCATCAAACTCGGCAATGAGGTCAACACGTCCTGCTACCAAAAGTGTATTCGAAAAGAGAGGTTGCTCAATTGCGTAGATATCACCTACGTGCTCGTCAATCACTCCTTTTAGTGTTTTCCATAAATGTAATACGTGTGGCATAGTCCCTTTCCTTACTGGCTCATCTTCATTACGAATGTATCTTTCGGCTATGTGGTGTACGCCAGACCCGCGCGTAACTGCATGACGCGCAATGCGATTTGCTTCTTCTTCACCTACTCTTTGTCTCCATTCGATAATCGCTTGCTTAGTCTTAGCACCCAAGACCGTCGTAACCGATGGCATCTTAAAACCATCGGGAGTAATGTACTTACGACTTCCCTGTGACTCTTCTGTTTTAAGGTCATCATACGAGAAAAAAACCGATTTATGATTGAATTTCATTGAGTGGAAATATTTTACTTATGACTTCAGCGCATGCTCGAGCAACTTCAATGTGTTCTTTTTGTGTACCATTAGCCGAACGCAATTCAATGTAATGAATCCAGCTACGCAAAGTACCATTCATATACATACGACTAAGAGTACAACCTTCAGGCAAAATTGATCGTGCCACTTCTTTTGCTATGCCATTAGCAATGGCCCATTCATATGCATCTTTCACTGCGTTAATAACTTCAGCTTGCTTTTTGTACCAATCCAAATGAAGTTGAGGGTCATGAATTTCGACTGAGTTTTGTCGATTTTTAGTATCTTGTAACCGAGCTTCCCTCATTACGAAATTTAGCTCTTTTGTTGGATCAGCATATCGTTGACTAAATTCTTGGAATGAAAATGATCGATGTCTTAATATTTGACGAGCAATATCTCGAGTTGTTTCAATTTCCAAACATACACTTACCATTTCAAGAGGTGACCAATGCTTATGCCGAATAAGATATTGAATGAGCTTTTCAGCAGTTTCACGATTCATTTGATTCGATGGATTCGACACGCGCGCACAATACGCAACTAAATCCATTAAAATGCCATCCTCAGTGATATCTGAAGTTGGCTGTGAATATGATATGAGTTTGACTTTAGTAGTGCTCAATGTTAGCGTCCCTTCCTGATGCTTTTTTAATTCCTTTGAGAACATCGTTCCATCCACTTCCTGCTCGTTTAATGGGACTCATTGCTCCATCATAGCTAATTCTTGGAGCCCCTATGATTCTTTCCATTTTACCTCCAAAACAATCTGGACAATATCGATCATCGTCGCGCTTGCTTAGTGGCAATATGATTTCCTCATAGGCTCCACATTTATTGCAAATGAATTCGTAGTTAGGCATATTGAAACCACTTAGGAGTTGGTACTTTTTTCCATTCCATCTTAAACCTTGCTTGCTTGGTTTGATAGAATTCTCGATAGCTTTTAACAGGATCATTTGGATCCATGCATTGAGGTTCACTCTTCATGGCTAATGGAAAAGGAGTCATTGGTATTACTGGAATGTTACGAGGTTTTTCTCTAAGCAAGTCTCGTAATAGCAAATCAGTTGCGTGATCCTTTTCATATCTTATTCTAAATTGTCGACAAAGAGCCACAAATAGACGATAATGCCAATCATAATTTGCAATTGATTCGCGTGTCCATACAGTACATGGGTGATTCATATGAACTGCTTTGTATAAAATATCTTCGCGCTTATCGTTAAGCTTATAGTATTTTACCGTCGTCTTACCTGACTTTGAGGCCTGCTTTATCATAGTACCATCGAGCATACGATGAGCGGTGCTTAGCATTTGAGCACTTTCTACAATCATCTTAGGCACATGCTTGTCGCAATGCATTTTTGCAGCAAGCACGGGATTAGTATCAAGGACAAAAACGTTCATTACTTCAAAAGTTCGGGTAAAGCCTCTTCAATTAAAATACGAGACATTGACGCATACTTACGTCCATAGACACTATCGAGTTTTCCATCCTTAGCAGCAATAAGAAGTTGAGCATCAATTGGATGCAATTGCTCAAGCATACCAATAAAGATTTTTTCCTTTTTAATACGAGGTGTTGGGCTGCTCTTTACAAGTTGACCAATTGGCGCAAAGATTTTTTGGTAACTTGCAATTGGAAATTTTTCTTCCGGATTTTTCTCAAAAGGTGGCTTACCTTCTGGTAAATCAAGTTGAATTTTGTCATTATAGCATAATTGCAGAAGCGTACGAAGCTGTCTGAATTGGTGCTTCTTAAGGAATTCGATTCTTTCTTCCTTCGTTTTTAATTCTCGAACTTTGTCGAAAATTTCATATATCATTAATTGGCGATCATTCATATTATTTTCCATTGAGAAAATCTCCGGCCGCTTCTACAAGCATAGCACATCGATTTTGAATTAAGTAGTTGAGAACGTTTGACTTTTTATTTATTTGTGAATTATATTGATTCATTGTCTCATCGACAATTCGTTGAGGGGTGTAAGTCAAATCAATTAGTTGCTTATTTCGGCAAAAATTTCGATACACTTCACTCGGCATAGAGGCTTCTAAATCGCCTTTAAGATAAGCCTTAAACCAATCAGCCATTTTGCTTTTACGCATTGGCGACTGACGAAGATTATCGACAAAGGTACGATCCTCACTAAGGATATTGGGTACACCGTCTCCAGTGTCACCTTTGCATATGTGTTCAAAAAGATAGTAAGTTGGATCATCGACCTTTACTTCCTTTCGCCCCATAGGACTGTATTGCTTTATTGAATTAAACTTATGAAGCTGAATAAAATCCTTATCTGAGGAAACAATCATTACCTTTTCGTTTTGTCCAAACTCAAGTGTGCTTCGAGCCAATGCACCAATAATGTCATCGGCTTCAGCACCTTGGACATGGATGACTGGATAAGGAAAATTTTCGCGAATCTCATCACGAATTTTATTAATGTATCCAAAAAACGTTTCCCAATCAAGTGGAGATTCATCTCGAGTAGTTGCACGCTTAGCTTTATAATGTTCATAGACGTCTTTACGCCAAGAACGATTGTCGCATGCAATAATCATTTGACCATATTCCTTACGGAACATCAAATTGTATCGACGAATCGAGTTAAGGACCATGTGCCTAAGCAATGGTTCTTGTAATTCATCAGGCCTATCTTGAGAAAAGATTGACGCAATGGCAATTGCTGAGTAGTCTAATAATATCATAATATAATTCTACCATAGGTTTTATTTTTTGTAAACCGATAAATGGATATTTTAATGATTTATACTATAATACATTTATAGGCTAACAATTTATTCCTTTGGCTTCTTGTATACATGTTTTCTGTGAATTTTTCCCGAGACAAAGGCATTGTAATACTCATCAGGTTTGAGCAAAACGTCGCGCATCAGCTGTTCTTTCATTTCATAGTAAGTCATTTCACCAAGAGAATAGCATAGTCTTAAGATTTCACGATAAAAGCGATGAGGATCGGTGTTTTCTTCGACTAGTAATTTGAGTTCTTCATTTGATCCATAGTAATCCATCCAATCCGACTCGCGAATTTCTTTACGTTTTCGTGTTTTCCCTTTGAGAGGAGGGCGAGTTATTTTTGATTGAAATTTCTTTTTACCTATGTACTTTTTTCGAGTATGCTGATCATAGATGCAATAAACAAATCCAATTGCATCACCAATCATTTCTGATGTGAATTCTTTACCCTCATATTTCCACATGAAGGTATTTATATCATTTATAGCTCAGCTCCGCAAAATGGACAAAAACATGGTTCATGACTTATGTCTTCATCATCAATGTCTCTTTCATCTTCATCGAGCATTGTGTGATCAATGGATTGATAAATGATTTCATACTCAGCATCGCAATTATAGCATGTTTCTATATGTCTTGGCATATCTTATCCTTCGCAAGATGAGCAATTAAGAATGGAACGAGCAAGTTCTTGAGCAGGATTTGCGCTGCGTTGATAGTACAAAGATTTAATCCCTTGTTCCCAAGCAAAAATCATAAGCTCGTTGACGTCCTTTGGTTTAGTATTTGGTGGAATCATAATATTCAAAGACTGTCCTTGGTCAATGTAACGTTGACGTTGTGCTGCCTGAATAATGATTTCCTTTTGACTGATTTCACCAAACGTTTTGAATACATCTTTTTCTTCTTTACTGAGGAATGTCAAATGCTGTACCGATCCACCACGCTTAAGGATTCCCTTCCAAACTTCAGGTGTATTTTGTCCTTTGCTTTCGAGCAATTCTTCGAGATATGGATTGCGATAGGTGAACTTCCCCTTTGCTAAATCCTTCACAAAGTAATTCGAATTAAGTGGCTCAATGGATGGAGACACCTGCCCAAGAATAAAGGACGATGACGTAGTTGGCGCAATTGCCATTGTCGTTGTATTGCGAAGGTCGTATCCTTTGAGAACTTCAGGCTCTCCTAGACGATCAGACAATTGCGTTGATGCGTCTAATGAACGGTCTGAAATTTTCTTAAAAATATCGAGGTTTTTCATCTTTGCCTCAAATGACTCAAAGGGAATCATCTTAGACTGAAGATAAGAATGCCATCCCAGAACTCCAAGACCCAAAGCACGATGTCGAATCGCAAAGTTACGAGGATGCTCCATGAATTCCATTCCATCGGTTTTTTCAATGAATTCACTCATGACTGCATCAAGAAAACAAACCATCGTTTCGATTGCATCGGTCTCAACGAGTTCATCCCATCGCTCAAGGTTAATCGAAGAAAGGTTACACACGAAAGATTCATCAGCCTTTGTTGGCAACATGATTTCAGAGCAAAGGTTACTACTCCAAATTTTCATATCTTTTTCTTGGTAAACAGTGGGGGCATTTTTGTTTACGTTATCGGTGAAAAAGATATAAGGATAACCCGACTCAAATCTCTTCTTAATGACCTTTGCCCATATCTTTCGTTTGTCTGAGTCACCATTAATCATGCTCTGCATCCATTCGTCCGATACACAAACACCAATCGACAAATCCTGAATGGCATCACCTTCACTACGAATATGAAGGAACTCCTCAATGTCAGGATGGTCAATGGGCAAATAGGCAGCAAAGGAACCTCGACGAACATTTCCCTGAGAAACGTAATTAACCAACGAATCAAATACTGTCAATTGATGATGAACGCCAGTTGCAGTTCCTCCACTTGAGATAGGTGTTCCTCTCGATCGAATTTCGCCAAAGTAACCTGATGTGCCTCCACCCATTTTGCTCATGATTCCCACTTCTCCAACTTTATAGAGAATACTTTCCATGTTGTCGGGAATGTAAGATGAAAAACATGATATTGGAAGTCCTCTTTCTCGACCAAAGTTTGACCAAATTGGAGAGGACAAAGAATAAAATCCTCGACTCATGTAGTCATAAAACTTCTCTGCAAATCCATTCATATTGAGGATTTGCTCTGCTTTTTCTCCAATTTGTCTTATTCGATCCTCTGGTGTTTCTCCTTCTAACAAATAACCTCTTTCTAAAAAGGTGCGTGAATCTTCATTAAGCCAATAGAACGGATTATTTGTTTTCATTAAAATAAGTCTTCTTCGTTGATTGATTGATTCTTCTTTGAGTACTCTGTTGGACGAGAGTGAAAAAAGTCGGTCATATTGTTACCAAGCAATTCCTCTTCAAACCAAACTGTATCTTTAAGTAATTCAGCATCTGGCTCAAACGTTTGAGAAAAACCAATTTGTTCCAAAGATTCATTGATTCGATTTTGAATAAAAGCTTTAAGAATGTCAGCATTGAGACCAGGCTCATCATAACCATTTACCATCCAATCGACAATTTTTGACTCAGCTTTAAATGCTTCGTGGGCTTCACTCACAATCCTTTCGGTGAGTTCTTCGTCAAATAATTCGGGATGTTCTTCACGAATCGTGTTTACGATTTTCATACCAATCATTCCATGGATGTTTTCTTCATTACGAGTGTACTTCACCTGTTGGTCAGTATCCTTGAGAACGTTCTTATATCGAGCAAACCAATTGATAATATAGAATTGACTAAACAGAGATACGTTTTCGACAAAGAGAGTAAAGAGAATTAACGCATAGAGGTATTGCTTTTTGCTGTCTTTGTAGAATCGGTGAGTGTATTTCTTGAGATACTTAACACGACCTTGAATCCAATCAAGTTTCATGTTTTCTTCAAAGATGTCCTCCATGTCAAGTGCTTCAATCAAACGTTCATAGGCATTGTTGTGAATGACCTCGATGTTTGCCATCACATATCCCATGTCCGACAAGGAAGGATGTGGGAGATTTTCACCAAGCTTTGCCCAGAATGTTTTGACGGCAATTTCGATTTGACCAATGGCAGAAAGAGTACGAACAATAATTTGCCTTTCCTGTTCTGTAAGGACAGTATGAAACTGATGAATGTCAGACTGAAAGGAAAATTCCTTATCGGTCCAAAATCCATTGTGCATGGACTCAATGAATTCTTCGGTCCAAGGATAATGATTTGGTTTACGGGAAATTTGTTCTTCGAATATAGACATAGGTAACCTTTATTTGTAGGATAAATTATACCACAAGTTGTGGTATATGTATAGGTAATTTATTCGTTGGCCGCTTTTGGCCGAATAGCTTTTAATGCACCTGTAGCCTCATCGCGCAAAATGATCGTAGCATCTCGATTCTTTTTTGCGTATTCGTAAATTTTGTATTGTTTTTCATCTTGGAGATTAAAGAACTTTGTCCACCGTTCAAACTTAGCACGTCCATTTTCGAAGCGTCGGAAAACATCTGAAGGAACGTCAAAGTCCTGATATTTTCGCTTAAAGCCAAGTGGCCTATCGTGAATGGCTACAGCTGATGTGGTCATTTGCTCTTTCATTATCGTGTAATGTCCTCCTGTGAAATGTAAATTTTCTGTTGTGTACGAATGTGAGTTGCCTCATATATATCATAACCAAAAATATGTCCAACTGGTTTATGCTCTTTAATATCAATAAGGGAACGCTCCCGTGCGTAAAGGTCTCCAGTGCGTGGAAGAGCAATATCACGAAGAAGAGTGTATGTTCCAGCTTGTATTTTACTTTTATCCTCGGTCAAAAACCAATCTGATTTTTCAATTGCAATTTTATTTGGATTCACTCCTGTTACTTCATAAAGTATTTTCCCAAGAGCTCTGTCACTTATATCAGTGTATTCACGAATTAGGAAAAGTGCCGCAGCGTATGAAGCAATCGTAGATTTACCAAATGGAATTTTATTGAGAAGTCTTTTAAGGTTGAACACAAGCTTGTGAAATATGTTGTATGCTCCCTTTTCTTCTGCAGTTTCTGGCTTACGAATTACCTTACCATTTTCATCAAGTATTCCAAGCTTAAATGCTGTGGTTTTTTTCCAAGGCGTAGTTAGCAACCGCAAAAATCTTAATGCGTATAAAAAATCTCCTGTTCTAAGTAATGATCCCATTTATATCTCCTTAAGTCTTTTTGCGATGACCAGATCAATATTTATATTTTGATATTGATTAACCGGCAAATAATTTAAATATGTTAAAAAAGTTTTTAGTGCCGCCCATAAGTCAACATCAATTCTGTAAAACATCATGCGATTTGCAGCATGTATTTCAAACACATTGTAAATCGCTATAATGTGATTAAGAATAAGTCTTTCTTGGAGAACACCGGTGTCTCGGTATTTTCTCAAAAGCCTGACAATATACTTAAATCGAGCTAAGTCTTCGTAAAATTCTTCTACACTAAGGCAAGAAGGATTTTTGTAATACTTTGCTGCGTATAATTCAAAATTCTTATTATTTAAATCATCAAATAACTTCATACAAAGTTATTTATCACATATCACCTAATACTGCGTTGAGACCGGTGACAGTCCACTTTTGACCCATGTCAATATACAAAGTGTCCTTGCCTTGAATATCTTTTAAGCGCCACCCGGATGGCAAATAATGTGATTCACTGCTAAGCCATACCAAATCATTGGCATCAACTTCTACATCAATTTTTTTTCCATGATTGTCTTTTACAGTACCAACTTTTTGCGGATTCTTAGGTCCCCACTTTTCCTCAAGCTCAACCGATTCACTTATCATTTTATCGAGAGCATCTACGACTTTAGCATGGGCTTCAGCTGTTTTAGAATCAAGGTAAACCTTATTACCTTCTTTGCGACTCATGATTCGAACCTTTGTATCTCTGCTCTGAAACTTTTTCTTTAGCTCTTTTGCCATGTCATCATCGGCCGTAACAATAGAGCGTGTATCAGATGGGTGGATTATTGTCGCTGTACTTTTAGCTGGATATTTTTTGACTATGTATTCGTCAACTATGTCAGCAATATCCGATAAGCTTTGTCCAGGCTTCATAACTGTAATTGTTTCACCTGTTTTTTTATCAACTAATTGACTATTCCCAGATATGTACACTGAGTATTTTTTGGCAGCATCATTACTCAAAAGTTTTTTGATAGCCGAAATAATTTGCTTTTCAGCATACATAATTGTTGGGACTATTTGAGATTTGTCATAACGATTTGGCTGCATTGAAATAATCTCTGCACGTGGCGAAATAGCTTCGTCAAGCTCAACTGATTCATCCATTACCTTAGATTTAGCAGACTTAAATTCTGCAGTATTAATAAAGGAGATTTGCTTGCCACTTCGTTGGACCTTCAACTTCATTGAAGTAAATAGCTTTTCTGCTTGTTTTGCCTCAGCATCGTTGACAAACGTGATGGTCTCACTTTCTGCATTAACTTTTGGTTTATAAAATGTAGCTTCGTCGAGTTCAGTTGATTCCACGCTTGCAAACATTTTTCTAGCTTTATCCATAAAATCATCAAATTCCTTTTTTTCTTCAGGACTCAATTTAATCTTTCCTTTAAGAACATTGCCTAAAGTTTCCGGATTGATGTGACCGAGTTTCTTTGCGAGTTTAGCAAATGGACCACCTTCTTCGAGCTCAATCGACTCACCCATTGCCTTTGATACTTTATCAGCAACCTTTTTACTAATTTTAACAGGATAGGTCTTACCACCAAACTCAAATTCTTTTTTGCCATCAGCAGCAGCCTTTGATGCAGCACCAATAAAGTCGGCTACACCTTCGGGCAATTTAATTGAATCCTCTTCGAGACCAGCTTCTTTACGTGCGTCATAGTAGGCACCAAGTGCCATTTGAATACGCTCTTCTTTTGACTTTCCATCAAACTGAGGAGCATCAGACTTAACAAAGTCATCAATCCAAACTGAAGCATCAGCTTTAGGATCAAGCTTTTCCTTAATTACATAAGAG